CCTTGCCAATTGATTCCACCTCTGTCAATGCCTGGGCCTGTGCCGTTGGCCACAAGACCGTCACCGGGGCGAAGAAACCCGGCGCTGATGCCTGATTGCTTTGGCACTGGCACAAAGTTGACGGGATAGCTTGTCCGTAGCTCCGGTGTGCTGTCAGCGTAGATGCCGTTCAAAATGGGAATTTGCATTACTTCGCCTTGTTTCGTGCGGAGATTTTCTTTGCCTTGGCTTGTGCATCAGCTTTGCTGGATGCGCCCCACGCCCTCAGACTCAACAGCAGCCGGGTTGGTTCGCCGTCTTTGTACTCGGGGCCAGGATTGCCACCCATACGGGCCAGAAACGATGCCCTGCGCGGATTGTCACCAGACTTGACCGGAGGCTTCAGATTCATGCCTTCGGCCTTTGCAGCGGCTCTACCCTTGGCGTTCAATCCACCTTTAGGGTTCTGGCCTTCTTTTCGGGCAAAGGCTGGCGTTTTCATTACGCAGCTACAGCTTTGATAACGGCAAAGTTAAAGACCGGCGTTTCAGTGGTAGTGCCGCCAGTAGTGCGGAATGTGAGATTAAAACTTCCAGCGGCCACTGCTGTCACCATCAAGTCGTACAGATCTGTTCCTGACTTTTGATTGAGGATGATCACATCCGTTGCCGCCACGGTGCTGTTGGTCACGGTGAAGGTGGTTGCAGTTGTTGTGCCGGCCGCGCTAAACAGGGTGATTGCGCCTGTGGTCTTGTTTAGCGTCACGCCTGTGGTTCGGCTTGTGCCCTGGGTAACAACACCGCCTGCGCCTGTTGCATAGCCTACGCCAGCCGTGCCAGATGAAGTGATTGCAGCAGTCGCTGCTAGGCTTGTGCCTGTAGCTACGCCGATTGCTGGTGTCACCAATGCAGGGCTGGTGAATGTGCCAGTGCTGACAGTTGGGTTTGTGATTGTCGGGGTTGTCAACGTCGGGCTGGTTGCAAACACCAAAACGCCAGTGCCGGTCTCGTCGGTCATTGCTGCCCGTAGATTGGCGCTCGTTGGATTGGTCAACCATGCAGCAATACCAGCAGCCAAAACTGTCTCAGCATTGATGTTGTACCAACTGTTTGTTGGCTGGTAAAAGCGATAAACAGCCGCGCACCCTGCGCCCAAAGTTGTGACTGCACCATAAATGGCAGATGCGCCATTCAGCGCAATGGTCAGCGAGGTGATCTCTTGCGTTGTCGTGATCAGGACCGTAGTGCCATCAGGAACGCCTGTGTTCAGCGGCAGAGTGATCGTGCCAGTCGCCAGTGTGCCAGCGGGTTGCAGCAGCATCCACTGTTGTTGGCTGACCGGGGTCGGCACTGTGATGTTGAACCCGCTGCCAGGCACAAACAGATTCACCGCCAGCGTGGGGCTGGCAAATGTCTGCTGAAAATACTGCAGCAGCGCATTGACCGACATGCGCCGAGCGTCGCCGTTGTTCGGGGTGTAGACGGGGATTTGGTCGCCAGGTGATACCTGGCCGATGACGGGTAGTTGATTGATGGATGGCATGATGGTCCTTAGTTGTAAGTCAGTGGCCCATCAGGGCCAGCGTCCACTGGGTTGTAAGGCGGTCTGATGAACGGATTGTCGTAGACGCGCCAGGGCTTGTTGCCTGCGCCTGCTGGCATGGTGCCTGGCAGTTGCTGCTCCAGCGGGAACGTGGCGCGCTGCAGCAGGGTATCGTAGCCTTGCTTGCCTGTGGCCTTGGTCTCGGGCATCACCACCTTGCCGTAGCTCGGGGCCAGGCGCACAGCCAGGTTGCAGATGATGGCCTCATAGGCCGAGTCGGGGACGTTGGTTTGCTCGTCTAGATCGCCATCCTGGGGGCTGGACGGGATCGGATAGCCCAGCCGGATGCCCTTGCCGTTCCAGTCGGCCATCATGGCATCGAGCCTGCGCCTGGCAGTCTCAACCTGCTCAGGCTGAAGGTCAAAGGCATAGGACGCAAGGCCGATCTCTTCGAACGCTGCGCTGATAAATTGGCGCTTGCTGTAACCCATGCTAGGCTCCTTGTGCCAGTGCTGTGGCGATTAAACCACTTAGCTTTTTGTCTGTGGTGCGACCATTAAACGGGATGCCCAGATCGGTGGCCTTGGCCTGCAGCTCGTTGCGTGTTGGCGGTGCATCGTCCTGTGGTGCATTTTGCACCTCGATGATCGAGGCATGAATCGGAGATGGGAAAAAAACCTTTGCGGCTTTGCGCTCAATGGTTTGCTGCTTTTTAAGGCGTCGTTTTCGCAGCCGCAACTCTTTCCAAGGGGCAAGAGTCTTGTCTTTTATGATAGCGGCTGACTTGATCATTTCATCTTCTTCATCGGTGCTTTGCTGGGCTTGCCTGCGGCTTTCGCTGCCTTGCTTGCCATGCTCAAAGACATCGCCACGGCTTGCTTTTGGGGCTTGCCTGACTTCATCTCCATTGCAATATTTTTACCGATGGTCTTGTCTGAGTAGCCTTTTTTCATCATTTCGATCTCCACGTGAAACAGGCCAACATCTCTGCTGGCCTGCTTGGTTAATTAACCACCGATGCGGTAGACCACAAAGGTATCTGCAGCAGTCTTGCGGCAACGGAACCGTGCAGATGCACCAGCCGTAGCCGCAGTTGCTGCAGCACCCACGATGGTCACGTTTGTGTTGACCGTGAGGGTCAAAGCAAATGCAGCCAAAGTGATGACGCTGAAGTCAAACGAATCGCCGATTGCCCACTCGGTTGCCAGGTCAAGGTTTGCGCCTGTTGGCAACTGGATGTCACGGCCAGCAGTTGGCGTTGCAGTGATGATGCCTGTCAACACGTTAGCAGCAGTTGCCGCCATTGCAGCACCATCAGCAATGTTGGCAGGCGCACCCTGCGGCTGCCAGTTGCCATTGTTGCTGATGTCAGGGGCAACGCCCACGGAGTAGTACGCGCCCGATGCACCAGCCTGGATAGTCACGTTGGTAGCATTGGTGAACGCACCGGACACATAGGTGGTGTTCTCGACAACAGTCAGCAGGTCTTGCGAGTCAGGAAAGTTGGGGAAACCAACTTCTTGAAACACATTCGCTGGTGAGAAGGCTTGAATGGCGATTTTCTCGCCTGCTGGCACGGTGACGGTGGCTGTGCCCTGGGTGAAAATTACTTGATAGCTCATGATGTGACTCCTTATGCTTGACCGAACAGCAAGATGCCAGACATTTCCGGCTGCTTATTGACCACACCAAACAAGGTATCGAGACGATACTTGGTCTTCATGGTGTTGACATCGTATTGCTTCTGCATGACCAGCTCGATGCCTTGGTCAGTGCTCGCGCGCATCACTGCGACACCAGCGTCAGAAGGCACAGCGTAACGGCCTGGCAGAATCTCCAGCGCATCCTTCTGCCAGAAGCAGTTGATAGGTGCTGCCGCCACGTTCAGGCGCGTGATGGTGCGGCCAGCGGCTGCAGTCACGATGACGTTTTGGTATTGCAGTTCTGCATCAGTGCCACCCTGGGCCGAGATGATCGGTGGGGTGATGACGCAGGTCGTGGCATTGATCACTTGCACCACACGGAAGGTCTTGGAAAAACCAGTGCCCTGTTTGGTGATGTGATGCACGGCCTCAACACCAGCGATCTGGATTGGCGTGCCTGCTGGCAGGTCGGTGGTGCTGGAGACCGTGATGGTCTGGAAGCGGTTGTCCACGTTCTGGGTCTCGCCGGTGGCAGCCGTCTGGGTTGCTTGTGGCACGTAGTAGTTGCCAGCCGCAGCCAGGGTGCTCATCGTTGGGTCTGCACCAGTGCGAGCCGTGATACGGTTTGCGTAGTCCAGCTTGTAGGTGTCAAAACCTGCAACCATGCCAACGTAGCTGCGCTCGAAGGCGTTGTTTGACTTGTTGCCAGCAAAGCTGCGGGACACGGATGCGCCACCAGCTCCACCAGCAATGTTGCCTGCAATGCCGTTGTAGTCGCGCGAGGACAGGGCCAGGTAACGATCAAAGGCTTGGACGCCCTGCTCGTTCATGATCGAGTCGCACAGGGCCACATCGTCGTAGTCACCAGCAGCGGTGTTCACGGTCACGACCAGCGAGCCTTGGGCTGCGGCCACGTTCATGATGGCGATGTTGATATCGGATGCCAGCTTCTGCTTGGCAGCATCACCCAAGCGACCTTCTTGCAGCGCATCACGCAGTTCCAGTGCGTCCAGGATGAACGGCACGGACTTCTGGAAGCCGAGCGTTGCAGGGACGGAGAGCTGGGTGTAGGCGGTGAAGTTGCCGGTCTGGTCCATGCCATCGTACGACTGTGCGATGTAGGGCTGGGGGCGATAAATCACGTTGTTGGTGCGTTCCATCATCGATCCGTCGGTGTTGTAGACGGAGACGTTGCGGGACAGTACCAGCGCGTCATTGAAGCCTTCGAGGATGTCCTCGAACGCGACGCGCTCTTCTTTGGAAAATGCATTAGACATTTTGTGTTCCTATTGAAAAAAATTATTTGGAAGCTGTTCGTTTCTGCGCTTTGTACTGGATGACTTTCGTCATGTTTCCAGTCCTTGCTGCTTCTTCTCTCAGCCGATCAAGGGTTGAGTCCACCGCGCCAGATGATCGTCCAGTTCCCGAGACGATACGTTCTGGTGCGGGTGCTGCCCTGCGGTTGGTAACTTTCAATTCTTTCTCCAGTTTCGCTACCGCAAAGGCAAACTTCACGGGGTCTGTGATTCCAGCAATTTCCTTGGCCTTCTTTGGGTTCTTGCCGAGTGCATAAATAACCAGGGCTGGATTGTCCGCGCCTTGCAAGACGACGCCTTGCTGGGTGATGTTCAAGAGCTGCTGGACGGTTTCCTCAGCATCCTCGTAGTCACGTACCTTCAGCTCGGCCTTGGCCTTGCCGTAGGAGTCCAGTTTGGCTTGCCAGGCTTGATGCTGCTGCAGCTCGGACTTCTTGACCGTCTCGGTCTCCAAGTCGTGCTGGCGCTTGCGCTCATGCCATGCGTCCAATGCTTGCTCGTACCTATCCGCATCGTAGTCGTGGTCCTCCAGCTTTGGCTTCGGACCCATTATCACGACCGGCTTGTTCTCAGTCGTAGTGGCCGTCAGTCTGGCTTCGAGTTCACGAATGCGTCGCTCTTTTTCCCTGTTTGTTTTCCGCAACTCACGCACCCATTCAGGCGCACGAACTTCCTCTTCGGTGGGTGGCGCTTCCTCACCAATGCTGACAACTACCTCGTCATCAGGCTGGTCTGAGTCATCGACAACGTCGATTTCTTCGGTGACCTCGTCCTTAAAAACGATCTCTTCGTCCGCAAATACTGCCTCTTTTTGCATCTTTGACCCCATCAAACTCACCCATGGTGCGGCTGGGTGGATGCCGTTTCTCACATTTTCACTGAATTTCTGTCATCTGACAACAGGCTGAACCTCTTGGCCCATGACGGCCTGCTGAGCTGCCTCGATTTCGGTCAGCACCATATTCTGTTCCTGCACGCTGGTTTTGGCCAGCGTCTCGGCTGTCTTGGCCCTGGACAGGCCAGCGTCGGCCACGGTCTTGATCGTGCTGGCGCGTGCCTGGGCAGCCTTGGCCACGGCTTCCTCTGCTGCGGCTTGCAGATACATCGTATTCGGGTCTTGAGGCTGGCCTTGCATTTCTTGCATCAGTTCCTCGGCCTCAGAATCAGTTGGCTTGACTACGCCCATTCGCAGCAGTTTCTTGCGGAAGTAAGCATTGGTGTCTGATAGGCCCTCGCCTTCCATATTCATCATTGCCATTGCCGTAATGACCTGCTGCGTTTCTGGGTCTTGGGTAAGCTGGAGCATTCCTGTCAGCGCTCGGACCGTGGCCGCGCGTTTGCTGCTGGATGACGGTCCAACTTCTGCCACAACATCAAATGTCGCTTCGCTCAAGTCGTTGCTCATCTTCATCGCGCCGGTCTCCTGGTCGATCATTGGCTGCATCAGTTCTACCGTGCCGGCCTCACCAGTCGACGCAATGGTCTTCATTTTGCGCTTGTCTTCGGTGTAAACCTCTCGCGCCATTGATAGCCAGATTTCGCCGCAGCGCTTCATGCCCTTGCTGAAATTCGACATGTAGATGAACGTCTGCATATCAACACGGGTCTGGATCATCTCCACCGCTTTGCCAGACATTCCCGAAACCATCTTGTCAGCACCTTGCGGGTTGCCGAGAATGTCTTGCATATCCTGCTCAGTGATCTGAAGCAGCGCGGCCATTGCCGGGGGGATTGCTGCTGATCGGGTGTAGGCAACCGGCCCACTGATTGTTTGCGCTCCATCTGCGCCGGTGATCGGGTTTACCAGCAGGTAAGGATAGTCCCGCAGATTGTCCTCTGCCCACATCACCTGGTGACCGGCAACCTGCTCTGGCGTCATGATGGGCTTCTCGATGCTGGACAATGCCGAGATCTCTCCCAGCTTGGACAGCTGCATATTCTTCAGGCGCTGTGCATCTTTAGCCAGGCGAACCGCACCCATGCACCTTTCGACGTTATCCACAAACCAGCGCTTGCCGTAGACAACGACGATGGGAATGCACTTGCCGGCAATGTAACCAGCGTCTTCCAGCACCTTGCCGCCACTCATGATGTATTTGCGAACGCGCATCCGTTTGATGCGCTTTTGACGCACCTCGCGGCTACCGATTGCCATTAGGGTTTCTTCAAGGGTCTCGTCGTCCGCAAAATCGGTCTGGCTGTAACGCTCTTCCGTGCCGTCAATTGCCTCAAATATACGGATGGTTTCCGACTTTTCCTCGATCTTGTAATACTCAGCGACAAAGACGATATCAGGCGTTGCCCAATCAAACTCGTACTGATGGATGATTTTCGGCCAGTCCGTCGGGTCGTCGTTGTAGATTTCCTTGTAACTGTCGCGGGTCATGCTGGTGACCACAAAGCAAAACTTGGCGTCACTCTTATCCTGGCGCTTGGCGTTCAGATCAAAGAAAACACTGCTATCGGCATCGTAGATTGGCTCAATACGAATGCGTTGCCTGTCGTTCTCGTCATCTTCCTCGTCTTCATAGACTGTCCGCAACCGCCATGCCCCAATGCCGCCGCCCACAGCTTCCTCAAAAGCATTGTCGTAGGCTTCATCGGCAACTGAGGCTTGTTCGTCAGCACGATAAAGGCCATCGCAGACTTCGGCCAGCTTGTCGTTCTCTGATCCGTCTTTGCTTACATAATCGACTGTAATCCTGTTGTTACGGTACTCATTGACGATCCGAATGACCGCCAACATGATTTTGTTTACTTCGAATTTGGGCTTGTTTTCATACTGGTCGTACAGCGGCCCTTCCCATTGCGCGCCACAAAGTGAATAGAAACGCCGGTCTTGCAGGCATTGCAGGCGCTCGTCCCTCAACGCAGTTTGAATGTCGTTGAACTGCCGCAGTGCTTCAGCGTGCAGGTTAGCAAGGCGTTGATCTTCGGAAATTCTGGCCATGTTTATCCTTGGTTGTCCGATTTTCTACCATTTGTGCATAGTCGGCAATGGCACGAAAGTCTGCGGTTTGACAACAATTGCCCGTCTGATTCCCTCGCAAGCATAACGCAGGGCATCAATAACGTGATTTTTCTTGTCTTCCAGTATCGGCAGGATTTTAGCCGTCAGCGGGTCTTGCTTGTAACTGTATAGGCTGAGTTCGTCAATCGTGTGCGTGCAGCGGGGGTGAACAACAATGTCATATCCCTTCAAAAACTCCACGCCTTCCTCCACCGATTTCGGGCCTTTTACTGCCGTCATAATCTTTGGAAAGCCGTTTTTCCGCATATGGCTGATTGTCTCGGGCCTGGCTGAATCTGCCACGATTGGCCATTTCTCAGCCTCGGGAACCTGCATAAACAGCTCTGGCGTGTTGACGATCTCGCAGCCAACCATGTAAGCCTCGTGATCAATATAGAGCGTGCGTCCAATGATGTGGCATCGCACCAGGACTGTCGGGTCAATCGCAAAGCCCCAGTCAGCGCCGAGGCGGTGGATAGCGTCTGGTGGTGCATCAAACTCGTCAATCTTCCAGTTCTTGAACACCCTAGCGCTGCTGTTTGTCAGGTAACTACCTTGCCAAACGTGCTGATACTTGTCTGGATCGCGCCGCTTGTCATACTCCATTTCATCTCTGAGTACCTGCGGAAACCAAGGGTTATCGCTAAAGTTGACCTTGATGACGGTTGCATCCTTCGGCGGTGTCGGGCCACGCAGCAGGAAATCTACCGGGTCGCTGTTCTGCCTCGGGTTCCAGGTAAACCACAGCTCTGAATCTGGCTTGCGGATTGTTGGGCGTAGCAGATCAAGGCTGGTCTGGGACAGACTCTGTGCCTCCTCAACCCAGGCGCAATCGTAGCCCTCCAGCGATTTAATGCTGTCGGCAGTGTGATTCTGCATCCCTTGGAAAATAATCGCGCCATCGCCCTTCTTGGCCTTTATAACGGCATCCTGCACCTCGAAGTACGCGCCGGCATTCATCGCCTCAATCTTTGTCTCTAGCAGCCGCTTGACGGATTGGTTCAGCGATTTCTGAATCTCTCGCACGCAGACGCTTCGCCGCTTCTGGTCAATGATGTGCGCCTCAATCATCAGTTCAGCGAACATATGCGACTTGCCAGATCCACGGCCACCCCATGCGCCTTTGTATCGGCTGGCTTCCAGCAGGGGCAATGCCCATTCGGGCGTTTGAAGTTGGAGAGTTGTCAAGATTTAACCACTATGCGCTCGATGCGCTGAACCAGGGGGTTTGCCGGGTCGCCAGATACTTCCAGCTTTTCGCCATATTTCCTCGGGGCCAGCTTGGACAGCAGCCATTTGCGCGTGTCAACCTGCAATTTGTGTTTCTGGATTGCTTGCCAATCTTTTCTGCCGTCGCCAGTTTCAGGGACTTCTTGGTCGCTCAGTTGCAATACTTCTTCAGCCATGCGCTCAATCAGGTCTTCTCTCGCGCGCGCATATTTTGCAGCAAGTTCGGCATCTTCATTGAGCCACAAGTTAAAAGTGCTTTGATTTACACCCGCAGCGGCACAAGATTTGAATGCGCTTAATCCGCTTTCCATGCCTTCCAGCACTTTGGTACAGATTTGCTCTTTGTCGGTGTATTTTGATTTACCCATTGATTCTCCATTGGACAAGCCAAGCGGGTGATATCCCCGACTTCAGCCATCTTTCGACTACTGCACCCATAAGGTCAGGCTTACATTTCCAGAGCGCCCGTATCGTTGGGCTAATCGTCACATCACCGTTCTGCTCTGTTCCTGAGATACCGCCTGCAAGTTCTCGCGCTGGCTTGTCAGTAAGCGCATCACTTTTCTCGATAGCAACCGTAACAGGGTTCATTGTTTCGCCATCAGCAATCGGTACTGGAACGCAAAAAGCCACTTTCTACTGCGTTCTGATGCTGCAACATCAGTTCCCTTGTGGGGTAACGCATGAGAAAATGGCCTCATTTGGTCTTGTGTTGCAGCACTTGACGTTGAAATTATAGCCAGTTTCATATTTTCTTGAAAAATGGCCAAAAACACCACAGCAGCAGGAGCCAAGGCACACCGAACAGACCCAGCATAAACAGACCCATCCCGAATCTGTCGGTCATCATTGCAATGCCGCCCAACAAGATCAATGCGCCAAGTACCGCATAAAGCCTCACAATAATTGTCCTGATCACTGCAATGCCCTCATGGTTCGCTGGTGTGCTTTCTGCCACATTTCCTGCCTTTCGAGTTTAGTTAGTTTAACACCTTGGTCTATTTCCCAATGGCATTTCAGGCATAACGCGGCCACCAGGTTGTCATCAGCTTTGATGCCCCGTCCCTTTCCTCCGCCCCAGTTGCTGTGTGCTGCCTGCACCATTTCACCGCTACCGCAGTGCTGGCAATCCAGCTGCGCCACCCGTTTTAGCAATGCTTTGTCGCGCACGTACTGGTGTTTAGGAAACATCAATGCCCTTGTCTGCTGACCAGGCCAGCAAGAATTCTATGAACTCGCTGCTCTCCGCTGTCGTGAATTTGTGGCTTTGCAGGCCAAGCTGGACGATTCTCTCGCCATCCAGACTCGGGCAGACTTTGCCGATATTGCGGTTTGTGTCGTGCGCCCACTGGTCAATCAATAATCTTTTCCAGTCGTCTGCTGTCCAGGTGCTGCCAGCCGTGGCCATTTGCTTGGCTATTTTGTCGATCATGCTGTGAAACATTGCGTTTTGTTCCACGCTGCGCTTGCTCTGCTTGATTTCAATCGTCATCCGGTGGCCTGCCATCAGCATTGATTTCAGCATCGGCCAGACAACGGTCATCATTTCTTTGTGCGCTTGGACGGGTTCCCAACAAGTGACTTTCATTTCAAAACTCCAATCATGCGTAAAGCGGCCTCAGAGCCGTCAATTCTCGCCAAGGTACTGCCAGACCAATTCTTAAAAAAATCGTCTTGTAGGGCCGTTAAACGCTTCCTAGGGCCATCTTTGACCTCAACCAGAAACGTATGGCCTTTGTAGCCGACTAAAAGGTCAACAGGTAGGCCAATGATCCAGACGCAAGCGCCAGCTGCCCGTAGTGCTGAAACGATCTCTTGCTGGTTTTTGTCAACCCTGGCTGCGTGTCTCATTTCAGCGCCTTAATTCGCTCGATGATCATTGATCGCAATCCCGGAAAATCTTGTTCCAATTCCCGAAAGCGTTGAAGTAGGTACTCGCGGCGTCCATCCTTGAGGGCTTGATCCCCACCAGCTAACGCCATCAGTGCGTATGTCAATATCAATGTCTCCAGTGAGTTCAAGTGCGCTTGTGATGTCGGCTTCGGTGTGGTCATGGCCTGCTCTGGTTTCGTCTAGCAGCTTGTGGGCTTGGTAGTAGTTCATGCTTTTTCCTTCCATTCCCCGCACCAACTATCCCATGCAACACTTGGCTGCGACCAAGCAAAACTCTGCAAGTGGTCTTCACCTTCTGTATCCATTTCAATCGGTTTAAATATGTAAATTGGTGGAAATCTTTTGCAAAAACGTCGATCATCTTTCAGATCATCTAACCAGTATTTGCAGTTTTCACAGTTTTCATCAATCATGCTATTCCTTTTGTAGCTATAACGTCAATATCCATGCGGGTTAGAGGCATATTTCACCATTATTTACTGAGAAGCTGCCAGGCTGTTGCGGCACAAAGTGGAACTTGTCCGTTTCCAATGGCTTTAAGTCTGTCCACCCTAGCGGCCACCCCATCAGCCACTCTACCCACGTTGGGTTCAGTGACCCAGTTGTCTTTGATTGACCAACCACTTTTCCCAAATCTGGACTTTGACGGTTTGATGTTCCCTCCGTTTTTCCGTCTTTCCAGTCCCGTGTTTTCGGGCTGGGCCACATTCTTTGACCCACAATCGTTTTTAAATTGGCTTTGCGTTTTTCGTTCCATGCTGCCTCTGGAGATATTGTTGCTGCCATTGCTGAACAACTCCGTGGCGTCGGCCAAGTCCCTTTGGCTATTGCTGATTTGCGACTGTTGCTGCTCCCGTTCAGTCCTTGCATGGTTGGAGTTGGCAACAATCCAGATTCTGTCCCTTTGGTGATTTGCGCCAACGTCTGCTGCTCCCAACACTCCCCATTTCGCATCAAACCCCATTGCGGCCAAGTCTCCAAGAACGGTTCCAAGTCCTCGAGAAGTGAGCATTGGTGAGTTTTCCACGAACGCGAATCTGGGTTGTACGTCGTGAATGATGCGCGCCATTTCTCGCCACATCCCGCTGCGCTCTCCGTCAATTCCAGCCCCCCCCCTGCGGCTGAGATGTCTTGGCACGGAAACCCGCCCGATACAACGTCAACAATTCCTCGCCACGGCTTGCCGTCAAAGGTTTGTACGTCATCCCAAATCGGGCAAGGCGGGAGAAGGCCGTCATTTTGTCGGGCGCACAGTACGCTTGCTGGGTAGGGTTCCCATTCAACAGCGCAGACTGTTCGCCATCCGAGGAGGTGTCCCCCAAGTATTCCTCCACCAGCGCCTGCGAAAAGAGCCAGCTCATTCACCATTCCTCCTTCTGCTGGTCGGGTTGTTTGTACCAATCGGCAACAGGTTTCGTCAGCAGCTGGCGGTCAGCCCATTGCTTGTAGGTCGATGTGGATTGATTGACAGGCTTAGATCCCCACTGGTGATGCGAACACTTCGGTGGAGATCCTTCCAGGCGTACCGACCACAAGTTAAAACAGCCGTTAACGCTGCAAA